TTATGCAAAATTACAAGAATGATATTGTGGCATGTTTTACAAGTATAGGTACAAACTATGTACTATTTTTTGTGCAAAATTACGTCTTGCATTTTGCGACATATGTGTTATGATATAATCAGAAAGAGAGATAAAGGAGGAAACAAAATGAAAGTATTAAATGACGAATTAGCTAAAAAATTTATTGTAACATGTGAGAATATTAAAAACGCACAAAATAGTGATGATGCGCATTTTTATGTTGGTAATGCATGTGGTATCGTTAGTGGTTTGTTTTTATCAGGTGTAATTGACATTGAATGTTATACGGTAATGCATCTTTACATTGGTGCTGTACTTGATGAATGTAAATTAGGAAGAGGCGATTATTAATGATCAACGATTTATACAAAACTACTAAAGGCTATGTGATAGATGTTTACTGTCGTAAGAAGACGGTAATTGGTGATATTGTAGGTTACTCTTTTAATGGAGAGCGACAAATGACGAAAATAAGAACAAATGGCAAAGGGTCATATATTGAGGTAAGACAGAATGGTAAATATTACGGTCGTTGCTACATATTTAATTAGCAACATGGTGTACTGTGAGTTAGATTCCCGAGGGTGGCATTCGGATCAATAGTGACCGTATAAGAAAGGAGTTATATAAAATGGCAGATATTCCAGACCTGTTAACGTTTGAAAGACCAGTAACTGTAGAATTGAGTATCGGGAAACGATTGAACTTTCCCGTTCTTGAATGATTTTTGCAAGCCTGTCAATAGCAGGCCTCGCAATAATAATATTGATAGTAGCTGAGCTGATAGCTCAGTTGCTATATGGGGAGGAGGAAGAGTGATGTATGTGTCAAAAGCTATGTTGGGCGATTTAGAGATAGCATTTCAGCACCCACTAGAAATAGTTGGGTGTGACGAATTTAGTTTGTATCTGGCCGACCCTATAAAAAGGATTGGTGATCTGCCTTATATTATAACTTTATCAAAAGATTGGAGATTTGTCGAAGCATTGACAGGTCGGAATGTTCTATTTGAATATAGAATAGACTAGAACATTCGTTCTATGGCTGAATATGTGCGAAGTTAGTCATATCTAACGACGTGCAAAATAAATAAAAAATTATTGAAAAAACTGTTGACATATAGCACATAAATGCTATAATTAATAATGTAAAGAGAGCCGACAACTCTTTACTCTCTCCTCCTTTCTTATACATAGAAAGGTTGACAGGCAGGTTTGCGGAACACTTTCGACGGGTTCGACTCCCGTCCTGTCAATTCGTCGTCAGACGTTAAATAAAAATCAAACAAATAAGGAGATCAAAGACATGGCAAGAAAAAGAATGGTAACACGTACAATCACGTATACCGAGGCAGATGCGAGAGTATACGACATTGAAAAAAATGAAACTCAGCTTGTAAAGTACAAGTTGCTTGGCAGACTTTCAGTAAAGGAGTTATTGAAAGTAATTGAAAAGGAGCATAAAGAAGTGCGACCTTTGAAAGTAGAAGAAGTGGTATATAATAAAGAACTTTACGGAATGCCAGAAGAGAAGTTTCTTGAGATGGCAGAGATTCTTCCAGCTAGAACAAAAGTTTCTGAATAAGCAGTTAGTAACTTGTTAATAAATTTGTTTTATGTTCAAACTATGCAACGCAACCAAGAAAGGAATCAAAAAAACATGATTACAATTAAAAATGAAACACGTAATTTTACAAAAGTAGAACAATATATTATGACAAAAGCCCCTACAATTAAGGCTGTCAAAACTCTAGATGACGGTGAGGTTATCAATGTTGCAGGATATATTGAATTTGTCGATGTAAAAGAGGATGGCACAACATCCGAAATTATGTCAATCATCACGTCTAATAACATGGTATACAGCACCCAGTCTGTAACATTTAAGAGAAGCATCAAAGATATCGAAACTGTCATGCAGGGTTTTCCATTTCCTGTTAAGAAAATCTCAGGTCAGTCAAAGGCTGGTCGCAAGTACGTTGATTGCGTACTTGACATTGACAGCTTATAGTTTAAAACAGTTAATTAAATAAGTGCATTGGCGCTCACGATATACAGTGAGCGTCATTCTTACTTTCAATGTTTCACGTGAAACATAAAGGGGTGTACAGCATGGCGAAGAAAAAATTAACAGCATATGAGCGAGAGCGAAACCGAATAAAACGTCTTGAACGTAAGCTAAAAAAGCAAGGTGTACAGTATGTTCCAACAAACATACCAACTTTGCGACAGATTAAAGCAAAAGGTTTTGCAGGTAAAGCACTTCGAGCTTATGTCAATAAGTTAAAAAAGATTGATGTAGAAGCCCTTAAAGCAGAAGTAAATATTCCACATGAAGAAGATATAGCATTTAGCAATTTTAATGATGAATTTTTGGCTAGATATGGTGCATTAACACCAGAAGAGGAAGATTTATTCTACGGTTACAAAAATGCATCAGATGAAGAAATAGAACGTGAGCGCAAAAGAAGAGAGGCAGAATATAAAAAAGTAGCTGCAGACTTCACATCTTCAATGAGCAAATCTGTTGATTTGAATAGAAGCAGGCGAAAAGATGCAATTTCATATTCAAGAAGTATGCAGTCATTCCTGTTGAATATGATTAATGATATAGGTGTATCTGAGGTTGGCAGGAGATTAGTCGAAGCTTCAAGAACAATGAATGACATAGACGTTATAGTTTCAGCTGTGCTGTGGGGTTCATCAGTCGCAGTCATAAACCAAGCAACAGACGAACTTCTACAAATAATTAATGGTTCTCCGTTGACGTTTGAAGAAAAGGTGCAGGCTGAATCAATGAATGAGACAGAAAACGGGTGGTGATAGTATGGCAAGGCCTAAAAAAGTAAAGTATCTGGTCGGGGACTTTGAAACGACAGTCTATGAGGGTCAGAAAAATACAGAAGTTTGGGCATCTGCCATTGTAGAAATGTTCACGGAAGATGTTTCTATATTACATTCTATAGATGAAACATGGGAATATCTGGTCACTTTAAAATCAAACTTAATTGTATATTTTCACAACCTAAAATTTGACGGTAACTTTTGGATGTCGTTTTTTCTGAATAAACTGCATCTAAAACAAGCATATACTGGTGATGTGGTTAATTCGTGTGAATGGAAACACGACAAAGAAATGTATAACAACACGTTCAAGTACACTATTTCTGAAATGGGGCAATGGTACAGCATCAAAGTCAAGATAAATAATAAGATTATAGAATTTCGTGATTCACTGAAGCTACTGCCATTCTCTGTCAAAGAAATAGGAAAAGCCTTTAAAACCAAGCATCAGAAACTTGACATGGAATATACAGGTTTTCGCTATGCAGGTTGTGAGATTAAACCAGATGAAAAAAAGTACATAGCTAATGATGTACTTGTTGTTAAAGAAGCCCTAGAGATTGTTTTTCAAGAGGGACATAATAGACTAACGATAGGCAGTTGTTGTCTAGCTGAATATAAACAAATAGTTGGTGAAGATGATTGGAAAAGAAGATTTCCAGACGTCACACAATTAGAATTAGATTCTGAGATATATGGCAAGTCAAACGTTGACGCTTACATAAGAAAGTCGTATAGAGGTGGATGGTGTTATCTTGTAAAAGGAAAAGAAAACAAGATATACACGAATGGAACTACAGTGGATGTAAATTCTTTGTATCCATCTATGATGCACTCAATGTCTGGCAATAGATATCCTGTCGGAAAGCCGATGTTTTGGACTGGTAACTTTATTCCAGACAGAGCCCTGCAAAACAATATGTATTTCTTTATCAGAATAAGAACAAAATTCTATTTGAAAAGTGGTAAGTTGCCATTCATTCAGATAAAAGGAAATATGTTGTACAAGGGCACAGAGTCTTTACAAACGTCTGATGTGTTTGACAAAGCTACAGGCAAGTATTATGACAAGTACATAGACATTGATGGAAATGTCTGTGATACAAGAGTAGAACTCACATTGACCATGACTGATTACTTCCTTATTTTTGAATATTATGAGCTTGTTGACTTTGAGATTCTTGACGGGTGTTACTTTTATTCAGAAGTTGGTATATTCGATGAATACATCGATAAATATGCAAAAATAAAAATGACTAGCAAAGGTGCTAGACGTACACTTGCAAAGTTATTTTTAAACAACTTATATGGCAAGATGGCTTCATCCACTGACTCATCATTCAAATTAGCGTATGTTAATGATGATAACTCAATAGGGTTCATCAACATTACAGCGAAAGATAAAGAAGCAGGTTATATCCCAGTAGGTTCAGCTATCACAAGTTATGCCAGAAATTTTACCATCAGAGCCGCTCAAGCAAACTATTATGGTGTGGAAGAACACGGTTTCATATATGCGGACACAGATAGCATACACTGTGACTTACTACCAGAACAGATTACAGGTATTAAAGTACACGAAACTGATTTTTGTGCATGGAAACTAGAATCCTGTTGGGATAAGGCTATTTTCGCAAGACAGAAAACATACATTGAGCACGTTACGCATGAAGATTTGCAGAAGATAGAAGAACCCTACAACAACATTAAGTGTGCAGGGATGCCACAGAGATGCAAAGACTTGTTTGAATTATCAATGTCTGGAAAAGCTGTTTATGAAGAATACAAAGAAAATACACCAGTAAACAGATTTCTTTTTAACCAAGTCACACACGAGCCTATCATAAGAACATTTGATGATTTTAAAATTGGCTTAAATGTACCGTGTAAATTAATTCCAAAAAGAATAGAGGGAGGTGTTTTACTTGTTGAATCAACGTATCAAATGCGGTAAATCAGACAGTCAAATAAGAAAAGATATTTACACTATGCTTGATAAAGATTACAACGAATACATTAGAGTATATGATGCAAAGCAGGCGTTGCTTGCCATTAAGCGCGTAATAAGGATGAACAAGTTGGAAAACGCTTTAAAAATACTGATGAATTCATGGGTATATTATGATGCTGACTTGTTTTATAAAGCCTTTACCGAAAAATATATTAATGTATTAAGGAGTGAATTATATGAAAAAAACTAAAGAAAACTGTTCTCTTACATATGAAGAACTGTCTTATCTATATCACGATATTATGTCTATCAAAGAAGCTGTAGAAAACTATTCTTCACATACGAAAAAAATTAGAGTATTAGCAAAGAATCATGGATATTTTAATTCAGTCCTGCCAGAAAAATATGCCCTCGGCGATTGGATTGATTTAAAAGCAGGTAAAACAGTACACATTAAAAGAGGCGAATATGTTAATATTCCGTTAGGAGTTGCAATGAAACTACCAAAAGGATATGAAGCACACGTATTACCACGTTCATCAACTTTCAGAAAATATCATGTCTTAATGACTAACAGTATGGGAATCATTGATAATTCATATTGTGGTAGAAATGACGAATGGTGTTTTCCTGCATATGCTGTTGAAGATACGGTGATAACAAGAGGCGATAGAATTGCACAGTTTAGGATTGTAAAAAATCAGCAAGAAATTGAAATGGTTGAAGTTGAAGATTTAACAGATAATGATAGAAATGGTTTTGGGTCAAGTGGGGTGAGATAATGCAAAGAATAGTTTTTGGAATGAGTGACACTGAAACAAAAAAATTCACACTTGACTGGTATACAGTTTGCAGGAACATTAGAAAAGCTAAAAAACTTCCTTATTTTAAAAACCGAAAAAGTTCACAGGGAGTGAATTATTCTTATAAATGGTAGGTGAAAAAATTGCTTGAAAAGTTTGTGTTTATCAGTGTTTTAGTTATGGTATTGTTGTTTCTGATATTTCTGCTATATTTACTTACTTTAAGGCCAGATATGATTGTTATTATTGGTGTATCTGGCGCAATAGTTATATGGTGGACTATTGTGTTCATAATGTTATATTGGAGGAGGTGATAATATGAAAGCACCCTGTAAAGATTGTAGAGAAAGATGTTTAAATTGCCATTCAGCTTGCGAAGAATACTTTCAGTACAGATATGAAATAACAAAAGCGTCTGTTGATGAGTATAATGATTCAAACCATAAAGCATACGTTAGTGAAGCATGTAGGAGAATGAAGAAAAGGAGAAATAAACATGGGTATTAACAAGATGGAAGTTGACTTTTTTAGCTATTAAAATAAGTGTTACTTTTCATAATAAGCCTTACTACGTTATAATATATCACCCTATTAATAGCGATAAATCGTATGAGAGATATGGAAGTGAGAACATATACAGGGTTATAGAATGGGCGAAAAGATATTTTACAGTAAAGGGAGTTGTGTAGAAGAACGAAGAAAAGGAGAAAGAAATAATGACAGCGGAAGAAATGATATCAGTAAAATTTGCATGTGACGTTATAGCAACATGCCTAGTAGTAATATTCACAATATGGTGCTTGAAGAAAGGGGAAAGAAATAATGACAGTTAAAGATTTGTGCATCGCACTAGATCATGGAAAAGTAAAAGTTTGTGCTAATATATGGTATAGCAAAGAACTATCAATACTTCAAAGTACAACCCCTGTAACTGCACAGGATTTTAAGAAATTAGTTATTAAACATCAAGAACTCGCAAACAAGCATGTATTTCGTCTTGCAATTGAAAATGACGCCTTATGCGTATTATTGCATGAGGAGGGTTCCATTTTAAATGACTAATACACTTAATTTGTTTTTTGCGTTGATTATGGTATCAGCCATAAGTGCAAGGCTATTCAATGAATTAACACTGTTTTTTATAATGTGCGTTTATTCACTGCTTTTGTGCATAGCATTAGCAAACTAAAAATAAGGGAGTCCAAAAAGACTCCCTTTATTATGTTTCACGTGAAACATTAGTTAATAAAATCTTCGTAATTTAAAACAGTTTTAACAACGTTTGTATTAGCTGTCTTTGTAAATTCTTTGCCACTGGCCGCACACAAAAACAGCCTCAAATTAGTTGTGTCAAAAACAGTCTGATTAAAAACACCCTGTAAATAAGAATATCTAATAACTACGTCATTTGAATATGACTTTATTATATCAAGTGAACTACCATCTTCATTTACAATTTCACAGAATTGTATAACAATGCCGTCACAGTCATTAGCAACGTAAAGTGTATGACTGTCACAAATAATATGATTATCAGCAACATATGCGTTAGGACTTTTTCTGATGTAAAGACCGTATAGTCCAGATGCTACAGTTTTACCAAGTCCTCCACTCCTTATGTCATTACTATTTAATCTGCATTCTTTTACATTATCAACTTTTACAGCAATATAATTACTTTCAATAGTATTGTTATTAATATTGCATTTTGTAATTGTTCTTCCATCGGAATTACCTACAAAAATACCAACACTTAATGAAATAGTATAGCGGTCTGTATTAGTCATAGACTTTTTTAACGTGTTTTGAGCTATAACAATGCCACTAATATCCCTTGTGATGAAAGTAGTGTCGATTGCTATGTAGTTATCCTCACAATCTTCTATAATGTTTCCAACAATGGTTATGGCGTCACCGATGACAAAGATTGCATCTCTATTACTATTTCTTATCTGGCAATTTAACACTGTTACATTGTCACAGTCATTTAACTGAATTGACATACCTGTTGCGTTTTCAAAAATACAGTTTTCTATTAAAATGTTAGTGTACTTATTTCCTGCAATTGTATCAAGAATAGGTCTGCCATTTGTTGCCGGTCTATCATATGTGTGTTTATTTACTTTTTGGCCTGCATTATTCATACCACCATCAAATTTGATGTTAGTAAATACACAGTTATTACCAGAAATTTTAACTAGCCCGTCGTTAGGATCGTTTGAAACGTCTATAATAAGAGAATGCAAACAGGAAAAATTTCCATTAATAGATGTGTCACCTTTGATTGTAAGCGGAGAGCTAAACCCGTATTTTTTGTTTGGTGTGAATGAAACACATTTACACGTATTAAACAAGTTTTTTAAACCTGTAGTATCGTCACTGTCATCACCTTTACATCCAAACTGCTCTGGTCTACCAGAATCGCCAACAAAATAAGCAAAAAGACCATTAGAAAGAGGGATATTATAACCAGAATTAACATCTAATACATAATACATAGCATTCCCATTATCATTGACTTTATAATATCCACAAGTGATTACAACATCATTCAAGGCGATATGCGTGTCATTAATCATTTCTAACACTGTAATATGCTTTATAGCCCTTTTATTTACACTGTTATTTAACAACGAAAAAATAACATTGTTAATCAAACTGGCTAAAGTACCATCCTGTGCCATTTCATCAAGCTTTTTATCAATCATTGTTTGAATGTCTAAACTATCAAAATAGTGATTAACATATTCAATAAGTTCATTAATTGTGTCACCAAGTTCATTGCTTTTTTCAATAACTTTATTCAACAACTCATAATAACTTAATTCATCCCCATAAACCTGTGGCAAAACAGGAATCGTGTGGTTACACCACTCTCTAAAATTTTTAGGTTTAAAACTCATATTGAATCACTCCCATATATCCCAGATTTGCATAAATAAATCTTCAAGTTCACGAATCAGCATAGCGTCAATGTTTTTCATCTTTTCGATGTACTCATTTACCATGCTAATATAAGTTGCCGATCCCTCTTTTCCCCATCTATGCTCTGCATATTCTTCTGTACTTTTTGCGTTCGTGTCACTGTTGCTCGTACTGTTACTACTGCTATTCGTATTACTGTTTACTGCCTGTGTTGTATCACTAAGCGTTGCATCGCTCATATACTCATTAGCTTCTAAGTCCTCTAGACTTCCTTGTGGTGTATCGCTGTGTCTAATCTTTGCACTAGCTGTAGTGTTTGTTGCTGTATTAGAACTAGCTGTGATATCAGTGTTATCATTAACTTTAGTATCCGCATTCCTGCCAATATTGTGTTCAACGTTCATATCAACGTTATCAATGACAGGGATATCAATGTTAATCGCTTTATAAAGCTTGTTGTAATATGGCATAATAACAGATAATTTTGCATCAAGTCTTAACTGCCACAATCCGAATGTTTCGCATCCGATTTCTCTGGTGTAAAAGTGTTTAAGAATCTTTGTTTCAAGTACAGACCTATAACTTTCGTCAAATATTTCAAAAGGTGGAAAAATTCTGTTTCTTGACTTTTCAATGACTTCATTAACATTTGAATAGCCAATCGACTTGTCAAGTCCTGCCAGTGATTCGCAGATATATCTAACTTCTGTTGTGTATCTACTCATGTTATCACCTCTCTATAATAGAAGTGTCTAAACTATCTACTTTCATAGTACTAAGAAAATCTTCCTTGTTTGGTTCGTCACCCTCATCAAATATCCATGTTACATCAAGTCCAAACCTTTCTTTAATCTGTTCACTTGCGTAATCTCTGGCCATCGTTCTTGAACGTCTGTTAGCAAGTGCATCGGCGTTGGCTGTGTCTACTTCGGATTTCACCATTCTTTCTTTTTTCTGCACGATAACAGATGTGATACCTAGAAGTGCATTTCCTCTGTTGTAAAGTGTCTGCTGTACTTCCATTAACACTGGTGCTACAAGTGGTGCGCCAAGCTGTAATGCTTTAATATCTTTTAAAGAAAGATTATCGCCTACAGCTAAGTACGGGTTGTCAGCGTCAACTCCTGCAAGAAGATTTTTAAACGTCAATCGCTCATTTTCCGAACATTGTACAATAACAGGTGTTTTCTGCGCTACGCAGTTTGTGTCTATTGTTCCGTCAATTCTCCACAGTCTATACGCAAGATTAATATAGGTATTATACATATTAATCCTAAGCATGTTATCCCATATGATAACAAATTCGTCCTGGTACAGCTCTCTCTGGTATCCTGTCCAAGGATTCCAAACACGAATTTTTGTAGGATTTCCATAACAGTCATAAGTGCCAAGACACGAATACCGCATACAAGCATACTCTCCTGCGTCCGAATCATAAAAGAAAGCAACAGAACCAAGTTCAAAGAGCTTTAGCGCTAACCATCTTGAATCTATTTCTTTCGGTAAACCCTCTACACGATAAGATGCAACAGCATTAGCAGCAAATTTCATTAACCAATGGTTATATTCTATGCCAGAAGAATATACTTTTTGAAAAAATCTACGTTTACTTCTACTTCTACCCATTTTTAATCACCACCTTGTTTATTGTTTGCTGAATAATTGCCAAAGGTTGTTTTCCAGAATGTCACGCCTCTTTTAAGTACACTCATTATTAACTCTTCTGCGTCAGCGGGTATTGCTCCAGTTATAGCAACAGTAGAACATTTTACAAAATTCCAAGATGGTCTTGTTGCAATGTTTGGTACTTTTAATTTGCAAACTTTGTACCCAAACATACTGAAATAGTTATCAGCTATTCTAGCGTACTCTTCTCTAACCTGTCTCACCTGTACAAAAGTGTCTAATATCTGTTGTGACCAAAGAATAGATCCACCAGAAGCACCGCTTAATTCTGACGTGTCATGTGTTTCTTTTAAATAATCTGACACAGTACTAACAGCACTACTTACTGCACTAACGCCTGCAAGACCTGCGGCCAATAAAGGCATCCCAGCTCCTGTTTCTATAGACGCGCCTAAACCGACACCGGCTCCAACTGTTCTACTGCCTGTACCTAAAATCCGTGGCAACCAATGTGCCAACGTTCCGCCAACTTCACCGACACCATATGATGCAATCTCAGCTTGATAAGCGTCATACATAAAAGAACCTTTTACTCCATAATTAAGAGTAAAACCCTCTGTTTTGTCTATTCCTCTTATATTTTTATAATATGATGGATTGCACATTATTTGTGGTGTTGTACTTTGATTTCCAGAAAAAACAACAATTCTATACGTGGGTGTTATAAATAACTCTGGATGTAAAACCATCTTGTCGCCTGTTGGTGAATAGACTATATAGTCAACAAAAGGCGAAGAATATAATCTGTTATTTACTGGCGTGTAATCTCCGAATTTTGTTGGCAAATCTGGTAGTTTTACTACTTTTTGAGCAACTGCAGACGATGAAGATGGTGCAAGAATTTTTGGAATAGTAAACACTTGAATGATGGTTGACTGGTAACCCGCTAAAATCACATTATTCAGAAACGTTAATAAGTCATTGCTATTTTCTGTTGTGCCAATTTTAGAACCTTGAAAAACACCACCCAAAACAGGCTTGTCAAACCATGTTGGCTGATTAGCTATTCCGCTTAACTGAGTATCACTGATACAGATTTCTACTCCATAAACGTATTCCTTAGAAAATTCTGTCAATTGTTCTTCAATCGCTGTAATCATTTCGCCTGTAGGTACATCCTCATTTAGAGTGTGTGCCCCAATACTATCATCTGTAACGTGTTCACGCTCAACAAAGCATTGACCTACTGTGCAATCCAGAAACCATGTCTGGAATAAATCAATAGTAAATCTTACTTCACAAGTGTTATTGGAAACATACTCAATGCTGTTGATAAAAGCGTAAAACCACTTGTTACCAAAAGCTGTATTCTGAAACATTAAATAGTTGCATTGATAAACGTCATCTGCTTTACAGAAGAGACGGAACGTGCCTTTATTGACACGTCCGTAACTCTGGTTAGTAAATGACTTAACGATTTTACTAGACATATAAGTATGCTGTGCATTTTTAGTTGCAAAATATTTAACATTATCGTAACTTTTATCACATTCAACATTAGCAAGCAAATATATGTCGGTGTCTGGTGCAATATAGCTCATTAAGTCACTCTCCTATTTAAGAAACTGTAATAGTTACCTCATCAGATTCGATTGCACCAATACTTGCTTTTGCTGTCAATGTGCCTGCTGTCTCTGCTTTCCAAACACCATTTGAAGCAATAGTACCTGTTGCTGTACCACTTGTTTTAGTCCACTTAACTGTTTCTGTACCACCTGTTACTGTTGAAACTGTTGCTGTAAGAATGCCAGTGGCTGTGCCATCTTTACCCAGCTTACCTGTAACTGTGACTGTTGATGGTGTAATTGTTGTGTTGTCGGATGTCTGTACAGGAACAGATTCAGCAGGAATACAACATACGACATTTGCAAATGGTGATACAGCGTAAGTCTGCCACATATGCAAGAAATAGTTATGGTCAAGTGAAACAGGGTTCGGCATATCACGCATTTCAAAAACGTTGTCATAAATCTGAATAAAATCTTCGTCCAAAATTACACCTGCAATGTTATCAAGAAAAGCCAAGTCATCAGCAGACGGTTCTTCGTATGTAGGATCATTTGCAAAAATCTTGTTGAGTCTCTCAACGTCAAGTGTGCCGAGTGAATCAATAAGGATTCTTCTGTTCAGATAATCTGCGTACGGAAGATTGAAAGCACCCGCAAGAACATTTGTGTCAATGTTTGCATCATAGTTGGTGTTGATAAGAATAACTTTTCTGTCATTTTCTGTGAAAGTCTTAACACCAGCAATAGAAAGCTTATCTGTCATAAATGACATATCATTTGAAGCTTTTCTAAGCTGTGTAGCGGCTTCAAGATAATGGCCACCTGTGAATGTGTAGTAAGTAAGTTTTCCTTTAAGAATGTGCTGACCAATCATGTATTTTGTGATGTTGAATTCATCGTAAGCCGCTGCACTGTATTCAGACTGAACAATACCAGAAACAAGTTCGTCTATTCCAGCCCAAGAATTGAATGCATTCTTTGTCATCGCACGATTAACTGTGACAGGGTAAGTCAATTGGGAATTCATCACATAGAAAGCAACTCTTACGTCATTGTCAAATCGCTTAAATGTGTTACCCGCACCATTGTCAGAACCTCTTACTTCTTCATACTGATATACATTAGCAATATTTACAAAAATATCTTCAATGGTTTCACCTGTGTCAATGACACCTTTTTTCAATGCTCTAAGCGGATTTGTATACATTCTGCTTGCAATTCTAGCAAAGGCAATTCTGTTTACAAGCGTGTTGATAAATTCATTCATTAAAGCGGGGTTATTCATTAAGATTGCACCGATGCCACGAAGTGAATCTACGTCCTGTGTTACATAAGGCACATTTTCACGATAGTTATTTGATGCACTATTTCTGATAGCATTTACGACGTCAACAGAAATGTTTGTATTGGTTGTAATTCTCGGTTTAGTTGGCATATAAAAATCACTCCTTTATTTATTATCGCCGTATAAGACGGTATCAATAGTTAACTTTTTCATTTCATCCTCGGGGTCTGATTCTTGTTCTGGCGGCTGTATTGGCTGTGGTGTACCGCCCTCTTTGAATCTCGCTGTATATCTTTCTCTCCATTCCTTGTCATTATCAACGTATTTCTGATGCCAGTCCTCACCATCTTCGATACCATCATCATTGATTGTTTCCAAAATGCTGATAGCTTCGTCATCTGTTCTATCTCCAACAAATGCTAATAATGCATCTTTTGTTGCCTGTTTCATTTTACCACCTCTTTCTTAATTTTGGATACATCCATATTGGCATTCTGCGTCTTATTCCTTTTCCTGTTGGCAAAGATGGGTTAAAACCTTGTAGCAAATTAAAGTAGTATCTCGCATATTCTGCACGTTTTTCAATGGTTGCTGATGGGTCAGCAGGTCTTTCATAACAGTACAAAAAGCATTTTGCCATATGTTCAACATCATCTGTTGCAGTGCAAAAAGCATCCATTGTCTGATAAGTTCTGTACTCACTAGGTACTGACGGAAAGTTTGGATACCATTCTTGCGGATTGTTATGACGTTCATCATCCAATCGCTGACACTGACCGTAACCATTATCATCAAGATTTGTTCGCCAGTCTGGATAGTTTTGATTCAAATAAGGAATAATAGTTTCAACTGCGGGTGTCCACTGAACTAGCCCATACCCCCTTTCATCTTCTGCCACACCTTTTTCAAAAAGATCTGCGCTTATAAAAGATTCCATTGTAGCGTTACCAAGCAATGCACAAACACCATTTAAAGACCATCCTTTTGTAAGTAAATAACTTGCAACGCAATAAGCGTTGTTTGCTGATTTCTCTGAGGTGTAACTGTCTAACCAATCTGGAATAGATTGCCAGTGCAAATCTGTAGGATCTGGAATAGAACCAGTATCAACGTCAGCATATATAAAGCCTTGCAAGTAACCATTCATCCAATCTGGGCAATATCCGTTGCTCTTTTTTGCTTTTTCTGTCCAAAAATACTTTCCAGATGACCAACCACTGTTTGATGTTACAATACCATCTGATGTTATTTGTTCAACAACTGCAACGTGTCCTGCACCACCACTGTTATATCCATAGCAAGCAATAGCACCTAATTTTGGTTCTTTTCCTTTTGAAAAACCTGTTGTACGTGAGTACCAATTAGTTGCATTTGATGTTGATAATCCTGATGGGTAACGACCAATAATCTCGTAAAATCTGCCCCATGCATACCATGTACAGTTACCACCTGTCTGTTGTGGGCCAAGATTTGCTTGATAAAATGGATTATCACTGTACCAGTATTTTGACCCTTGCATACCCGCTGATGTAAGTCTAGGCGTAAAAGCCATTAGCAATCACCACCTAACAAGCACTCCCACATTTTTGAACCACATGAAGAATCGTTGTGGCCATTTGTACCACATTCAATATCGTAAGCTCGCAACATCTTTTGGTAAGCATTTATAGCAAAAATTGTGTTATTGCCTGCGTGTCCATCTATTGACAATGGTTTTCCGTTTTGTCCAACGAAACCCTGTGAACGTAAGATAGCTTGCAAGGCAACTACGTCTGTACCTTTTGAGTTTATAATTACTGTTTTCATTTGTCCACTCCATTTCCAATAACGTCTGTCAGTTTCTGAAGTGCAAGTGTGTTATTATTTAATGCTGTCGTTACTTCTTTCATTTCCTGCTTATGCTGTTCATTAAGCTTGTCAATATCTTCTCTGTTTCGGTCTGTCATATACTTGACATACCAAGCCATAGCTACGGCACATACAATTGGAAAACCAAGCGTACCTACTGCCTGCAAAATAGCGTTTACATCCATTCTTTTCACCGCCCTTTCATCTAAAATATTATATACTATATATTGATTTTTGTCAAGATACATGATATAATATATAGAGGAAGTAGGTGACATACACAATGAATAAATACTATGATGGAACAAAGCTTTTGAGCATGCTTGACATTAACGGAAACAAGCCAGAAATTTATATGGTGACAACCAATAGAACAGGCGGAAAGACAACTTATTTTAGTAGACTGTTAGTAAACAGATTTCTTAAAAGAGGTGAAAAATTCGCACTTGTATATAGATATAACTACGAACTTGACGAAATAGCAGATAAATTCTTCAAGGATATAGGCTCATTATTCTTTAGAGGATATGAAATGACAAGCAAAAGACGTGCCTCTGGTATTTTTCATGAACTGTTCTTGAATGAAGAACCATGCGGCTATGCGTTCGCACTTAATAATGCGGATGCATTAAAACGATACAGTCACCTTTTTTCAGACGTTCAACAAATGATGTTTGATGAATTTCAGAGTGAAACAAATCACTACTGTACAGATGAAATAAAGAAGTTTTTAAGTGTACACACAAGCGTTGCAAGAGGACAGGGAAAACAGATTAGATATGTACCAGTATTTATGTGTGGAAATACTGTGTCAATCATCAACCCTTATTATACCGCAATGGGTATATCAGCAAGGTTAAAAGAAGATACCAACTTTTTAAGAGGTAATGGTTTCGTACTAGAACAAGGATTCATTGATACCGCATCTATTGCACAAAAACAGAGCGGTTTCAATAAGGCTTTTTCAAGCGACAAATACGTTGCATATTCTAGTCAAGGTGTGTACCTTAACGACAGCAAAGCTTTTATTGATAAGCCAAGTGGAAAAGGTCGATATGTGTTCACTATTAAATACAAGGACAGGATGTATGGCATTAAAGAGTATGCTGATTCTGGTATTATATTCTGCGATGATAAACCAGATAACTCCTGTCCAATCAAAATAACAGTCACAACTGATGATCACAATATTAACTATGTTATGCTGAAAAAGAATGACTTAATTCTGACTAACCTAAGATTTTATTTTGAAAGAGGTTGTCTAAGATTTAAAGACATGATGTGTAAAGAAGCTGTGCTTGCTTCACTTTCCTATTAAGGTATCACCAAGCGCTAACATTAATGTATACAGTTAGAAAGCAACGTTGAAAAACACGCTAACTAGTATGTTGGTAAATTGCAGACCGCTTTAATGTACCGCTTGTAAATGATATATTGCCACTCTAGTTACAGAACGAATGTTCGTAACGTGGGTGGCATTTTTTATTGGACAGCTCTTAAATGAGAATCATTCTCAAATGAGAACCATTCTCAGTTAGAACGAATTTGAAAACGAACAGGTGTTCTGACGAATGACGTACCCACTAAGTTACAAATGGCATCAGACACTTAGTACAACAGTAATCAGTAAATGAAACGCAACAACATATAACCAAGTATGCACAGCTTCGCAGAACCGAGCGAACACAGCTTCGCAGAACCGAGTTAACACAGCTTCGCAGAACCGAGTTAACACAGCTTCGCAGAACCGAGTTAACACAGCTTCGCAGAACCGAGTGAGCGACAGCGAGTGAG